CATACTCAAATGTTTTTGATGTATCAATTTTGGATACATATACTGGGAAAATAATTGTCGAGAATGAATCATCCAGTTCAAATATACTAATATTCTATTCAATAAATAATCCAATAATAAAATCTGGGAATACTTATAAGGTTAAATATAGGGTTAAAGATACTTTTTCTATTGATAATCAATATTATTATGAATTTGATAAGTCATACAGAACAAAAGTGTCCCTGTTAAGCACGCCAAACAACACTTACTTCACTAATATTGAATATGAAAAATCTATTTTTGATTCAGATATTATTTATGAAGACATTTCTTTAAACCCTCTTTATTCTTCTATAAACGAAGGCTATATATATTTGACCGATAAACAATATCCATTGCAATCTGTTCAGGTAAAAATATCGCCAAAAGAAATACTTGATAACAATAGTGAATTGATTGCATTAAGTATATTCAGTAAAGATGTTAATGGCAATCCCAAACCGTATATACCCTATGTTATTCAAGGTAATAATATTTTAGCACTCCCCAACCCTGTTACAACAGATGTAGACGGATACGCTTTGACATATGTAGATTATACTGGCAATTCGGTGGCAACTCCAAGTAGCGGATACATATACGTGTCCGGGCTGCATAACGAAGAGTATGAGGATGGTCCACTGACATCAGCTACTGTAAATTATTACATAAAGCCAGTCACAACAACGTACGAAAAACTTTCTGCAGAAGTAACTAAAAAGATAATTAATGCAGATGGACAGGAAACTATTAACATATACGGTTCCGCAACGCCAAATGCAAAAGTTTATTGGAGAAGGGGTAGAAACTTATTTGAAGCATTTAATACACAATATAGCATCAGCTCTTCTGAACCTGGGCAAGACGGAAGATCAGGAATGGTCACTGCAAATAATCTCGGAGAATTTCTAATTGGCCCCTACAGAGCACAAAACGATGCCACTCCGGGCTATTGGTTTGTGGCGGTTGACACTGAAATGTCCACTCTGCCTCAAGCAAATCCCAATACAGTGGCTGGAGATATAGTCTACTGGTATGAGAGATATGATGTTAATCAGTCAAATTCTTCAGAAGCGGTTCTTTCGGCATATCAGGGCGCAACCTCAAGCTATTATCATTATTTAACTGATTCTTCATTTAAAAAGGACTTTGAAACACAAGAGGTTTACTATGAAGATGTATTCCAAAACACGTGGAATCTTCCAAGATGGTATCCAATCAGCAGATATACTCAATATCAAATGGGACTTTTGGGCGCAACGCCGTATTTAATTGAAACTTATGAAAATCTGCATCCAGATTATGAAGAGGAATAAAAATGAAATCTTTTAAAAACTTCATTAAGTCAATTGATAGTTTTCGTTTCGAGCCATCAATTAAAAGAGGTAATTCACTGCCAGTAGATTCGGTTAATCTCGGATGGTATAGTGCAGATGAAGTTACGCCAGAAAATTTTCTTTCCGTGTTAGACCTTTCAAATACAATACCAGAAAATGGTAGTCAGGTAAGGGCGTTAAACGATGATTTTGCAATGTATGCAGACGAGTTTGGAGTCCTAAGATATTTAAAAAACAATTCAGAATTACATCAATTGAAACATTCTCCAATCGTAAAAAACTCAGAAGTATCCATTAGCAGTTTGATTATTGATAAAATTGAACAGGTTAAACAACCATATAATTTTACCAACGCTTCAAACTTTGAAGATCTCAAGTTTGCACACAGTGTATATGTTAGTAGGTTTTATACAATACTAGCAGGAACTGGCTCAGCATATACCGGAATTGAAACTTCTCTAGCAGTTAACGATCCAGACAGGTATAACATTAGGGTGGTTGATGATTCCGGGAACAAATACGTAGACGGGTATGGCGAGCCTAAATATAGAATTCATATAGAAAAATATCCAAACATAATAAAAAATTCTTCATTAGATTTTTATAAAATAATTGTCTTGATGGATTCGCCAGATCCAGTAAATCTATATTTAATTTATGACAAATACGAAAAGAATTCAAGTGGGATTCCATACAATCAGTTTTTAAACTACAGGGAGTACATTAACGCTGTTCCGGCATACACTTATGTCGTAGAAGAGTCAGAAGTCATCGATCCCAGCTCGATTAACAAAAGAGTTTATTCAACGCAAATGTTTGCGCATAAAGAAAATAAGCTATTGAAAAATAAAACAAATGATAATGGATGGAAAATTGTAACTCCCAAAAAAGCCATACAAGATCCTAGAACATTTCAAAACTTCAATTGGAGATTGTTGGCAAAAATTAACTATAACTTCAGTAAGAACAAAGATGTTCACGAAAGTGCAGAGAGGGCAAGATTAAATGTGGCTGTTCTATATTCTGGATTGATAGAAAATATAGAAAATCCATATGTTTTTGCAAACCTGGAGGAGTCTGTAATCAATCAACAAAATTTCTTGTTTGAAAATCCATTAGCTAATACAGGATCAAATAAAAACGAAAGACTGTATTGGGCATTAAATATAGACACTATTTTTTCTTCGACAACAAACGCTAGCAATCTAGATGTATTCTCTTATGATTTTTTAATTTGGAGTCCGAATAGTCAAATAAATGAACATCAAAAAAGAACAATTGACCTATTATTATCCAACGGGGTTTCGATATTCATCGATTGCTCAAATCTTAATCAGGCTAGCCTTACCGCTTCTGGTCTTAATAATTTTGATTTTACTCTTTCGTCAACAGAAAACAACACAGGTTTAATTAAAATTGTCGATGAGTATGTGAATGGAAACGAATCATTTAACGCCTGGAACATGGCTGAATATAATGAATCTTCGATAGGTAATTTCGGTATATTTGGAGATAGAAAAAACATTCTCTCTAATAATTCAATTTACAAAATAAGAGCATTCAATGGAAGTCCGGAAAGTTCAGATGGTTCAGCAAGATCTATATCTTATTTACAAGATGGAAACAATAGGTACTCCACAATACTAAGGGATAAGTACAATTCTGCCTCTGAATTTTCTGCATTTTCAATTTTTTGCCTTAATTCATTCCTAACATTTATAAATGACAATTATGGTGGGAGTGGACTTCTTGTTTCCGGAAAAAATAATGGATCAACAAACAGATTTCCAGTTGGAGTAGCTGGTAGTCAAATAGGATCTTTAAGTGAGGCAGTGATAGGTCCAAACAAAATGTTTTACAATATCATTTGTGAGTCAAACAAAAACAAGGTAAACAGTAGACAGCAATATTCTGATGATTCTGTTATAGTTTGGAATATTTCTCCTTGGAGAAACTCATGGACAATTAATGGAAGACCAGATGAAAAAGGTGACGTTACCGTCTTGTTTGATGATGAAAAAAAGATTTTTAAGTTTGGAATGAAAATGCCAGAATCGATGCCTCCCGAGGATGGCATTACTCTTCCGGTAATGAAAAACTTTTTTTGTCGAGAAATTAATAGTTCCATAGGGGAACTTTTGATACAGGATTTTGAAGCAACCTCGAATGAGGTCGATGCGGCAACGATGATAAATTCCGACTTTAGCAATGTCGACTTTTACATAGAGTGCACGAATGATAACGTCAAATTTCTCAACTTTGATAAAATAGATAACAGTAATTACATTTTTGCAAATGTAAAAACCTCCTACAGCATACATCAAATTTCAAGTGCTGCAAAAGACAAACTTGTAGGATCGAGTTTGTCTATTGATGCACGCTCAATTGTGTACTCTAAGCAGTTTGATCTTGATTCAATTTATTATCCCTATATAGTCTTGGACTATTCGGATTATTTAGCTCAGGTAAATTCAGTTATTAAAACACCAAGAGAATATTTACCAGGAAGTCAATTCGTTAGAGACTATGACTATAAATTTAAAACACAGATTTTTGTTACAAAAGTTACAACCAACAGATTTAACTACGAGGTAAATTGGTCAAGTCCTTTTAGCTTGGCTCTTGATGGAGAGTCAAGTAACATAACTGTTACTACCACAGATGCAATTGCGGGCACGCCGGAAGGAAATTCTTCTGCAGATTATGGAGCTTACGACGATGCTAAATATCAGCAGATACCAGTCCGAAATAGGGAGTCACCTTTTCATTTATACAGGTATCCAACAAATGTTTTTTCGGTCACTGACATTTTGTATAGAAAATTTGACAACATATCACATACAAGAAACAATTTTCATTACACAAATGATCTTCCCATAACACGCTATTGGGACGAGTATATGGTTGGCAAAGCTGTTGGTTCAGATAGAAACTATTCTTCGTCGCCCAATCCTGGCGGTGGGGGTGGTGGCGTTGCTGGCGGCGTAGATACGGCCCAAGTGATGATGTCCGACAGTAACAATGGCAATGAAGCAAATGTATATGTATTCACTGGCCCAAACAATATTCAGTTATCGAATGCAAACAAGAGTATAATAGGTCGGACAAACAAAAACTAATGGATTGTACTCTTGGAAAAAAGTCCAAGAACAAGATAAGCTTTGGTGGTTTAGGGATTCAGCTAATTCTAATCAGGTCAAAACACTTGAGGATGCGTTTCTTTCTTGGGAATTAAAACTGAATAGCGTGCTTGATGCTATACCTCCCGTCGCGCGGCACTACTCTAACAAAACAACAAAAAATAAAAATCTTGCACGATACGTATTTGGCTACTGATAATAAGTTGCGCATACCACTTCCTCAAGGCGGAACAGCCAATTTTGATATCTCAATCTTTTTTGGTGGATTAGCTGGAAGGCAGTTAAGTTCTGATACTACTGGACTTGCAATCTTTGATCTTGTCTTTAGCAAATTCCTTGCTGCGTATAGCATTTATGAACCAGTTATCAAATCCACTACAAACCCCAATCCAAACCCTAATCCAAACCCCAATCCAAACCCTAATCCAACACGTAATAATTCTACATCAAAGTCAGGGATGTCAACAAGTTACATATTGTATATTCAATATACTCTTTCTAAAAATAATATTTCCACTACATTGAATGGACAATATGACGCAAAAACAGCAGCTGCAGTCAAACAATTTCAGTCAAATAAAAAATTAAACAAAATAGATTCAATAGTTGATTCTGAAACCAAATCAATTTTGGGATTGTATTGGCTTGATCTATACAAATATAACAGATCAAAATATCAGTCGCAATTAAATGGGGCACCAGAAGGTGCAAAAAAGTTTATAGCAGCTGCAGTCTTGTATTCCGATGTCCAAAGTGCGTATGACGGATCTCAATCTACCGAATATAGAAGGATAAGCTATACCGGAGTTCCCGGTCCAACGACGGTGGTTGATCATATTGTTTTGGAAGTTCCAGAAGTTGACAAGCAGTCTGGAGAAAAAATGGACTGGCAAACAATATCGGCAATCAACATTACTTCGGGCAGTTGGCCAGTTAGGGTCAGAAAAGTTTGGATGTATGAAGACGATCTCGGGCTCGGTGAGCAAAGAGTTCCAGAATTTAATGAAGGTGCGACTAGGGCGAAACCGCAAAATACTTTTGTAATTGACAGGTTCATTTCTCCAAATGAAAAATTTTCTATAAACGTTCCGGTTGCAAATAATAGGGGCATAAAATATGTCATGTTAGAGGTTGTTGGGGAATCTTTGACAAATCAAGACAAAGAAACCTACGGCCCCAACGCTGAAGGCTTTTCTATTAAAGATATTAGTTTCAGGATTAGCACTCCAGTTCCGGGTAGAAGTGGAAGTCCACGTCAAACAACAGACGGTAGTTTTAAATTTACCGCAACCGCATCAGGTTCAATCACCGGAGAAACAAATATTACCTCTGGTGATTTTGGGGTTTTTAAATTAGCTTCAGCTGCTGACTCCAATGCATATCCGGGTTCTACAATAAATTCTATTAGCTTAACTTCATTGAAAATAAAAGCAAACGCAGTAGATAAAGATGGAAAAGTAATTTTGGACGCAGAAGGAGATCCTGTAACTGTAGAGTTTACGCATACTTTAAATGATCCATCAATTTATACTCCATCGACTGGTTTTAAGAATAGTGATATTGTTTTCACCAGAGATGGAGTGACATATACTATAGAACCCCCTTCACAAACAACTGGTTTTTCCGGAATAAATCCTAGTATAACTTCGGTTGATCGTACGGGCGGTCCCACTGGTACGGTAACACTTAGTTCATCAAATGTTAATTCACAATTTAGTATATTAAAAAATATGGCACCCATATATCAGGTTATTACCACAAACGGTGTGCAGTTAGATTCTGAAGAGTTTTCAGAGGAATATGATGTTTCAAATTATTATGTTGCCGATGCAGACGTAAATGGTTTGAATAGCAAGCAAGATAAAAAGAAATCAATTAATGTCAAGGATGGAGCTGTTGTTTTGACAGATAGTTTGGGAAATCCAATAGGGATACCAAATTATTCTAGGTTTATTCAACCGCGAGATGCATCAACGAATACAACGGTAGACGTTTCTTTTGGTAATACAATCTTAAAATGGGATTTAAAAGACTCAAATGGAATCTTGCTGCCCGCACCTGACGGATTACAGTGGGGTTTCTACAATATAAAAACCAGACAGTTTTTAGGTAAAAAGTATACTTATCAATATTATATGAAAAATAAGAGGGATATATACATAGGCTTGATTGCCTTTGACGCAGACAAAGAATCCATAACCACTGAGAATGTTATTGGAATAGAAAATAGAACAGGTACGTTGAGAGAGTTTCAATTTCCGGCAAAGATGATTTGCCCTATATATTCGGTCAGGTTAAGCGATAGGTCTAAAATCGCAATCTCCAACCCACCCAAGGATCTAACTAAATTTGACAACTGGTTTATAAACCTAAGTAGGGGTAGATTTTATAAAAATATTAATATACCAACCAACGGAATATATACCGACTGGAGAAAAGACTATAAAGGGCAAACTGTAAGGTGCTTTTACGATACCACCAATATACCAATACCGTCTTCAGGAATATTTGGATCTGGCTACTATGATATTTTAGATGAGAATCCTATTGTTGTATCAAGAAATGAGATAAAACTAAGACATGGTTCATTTCATGTTACTCAAGAATTGACCAACAAGCCAAATATAAACACCTACTACACAGATGCCGGATCAATTGAATGTTGGGTTGACATAAAGATAAAAGATTCCAACAATCAATGGCAAGAAGTTAATGATGATCAAATAAAGAATTATAATAAACATTTAGGATCTATATATTTTGACAACGAAATAGTTCCGTCTAACCCCGAGGATATAATTGTAAGTTATGTAGTTAAAAATCCCAATATAATGATGTATAGCATAGATAAAAAGCAAATCCCCAGTAACCCGTTCATAGCACAGGTATCAGGCGATATTTTTACCGGTACGATTAGAACAGACATTCCAATTCATTTCTATATAATTCCATGTAAGGTGGAGTTTATGAAAGATGGCGAATATTTTGAAGTAGAAGAATTTATAAAACCCACAAGTTTTGTAGATTTTGCTTATGATTATTCATTGTTTAATCCAAGGAATGTTTCCTATAACCCTCTTGCGCTTCATCTTGGCACTATGTCTGTTAATAAAAAATTTACTTTTGACCAAATCAATATAAGAGATTTAAGACTAAAAGGTGGCGGCGTAAAACCGCTTGAGAACACATCTAAATCATTGGATCAAAAACCAAATATATTAAACTTTTCTGATCTTTATTCTGGCAAAGGTTATCTATATCCCAATGGTGGATATGTTATAATTAAAATACCCAAAGAAGTGAAAGATAATTTCACTTCTAAAGAAGAAGTTTATAATATAGTAAGATCGAATTTAACTGCTGGTATCGCGTTTGATATTCAGGACATGGATGGAAACGATTGGAATACAATATAATGTTAACTCAATTAAGCGAAAACATATCCTCTTTCAACAGACAATCAAGAAGGACCGTTAGTGAAATTTTGTCCGAATCTGTTGTTGAAAAAGCACAAATAGGTAATTTGTTAAATAAAATTGGATCGTTTACGAGCGCAGCAAGCTATATTCCAAGCCTGGTTAATTCTTTAAGCGTCATACAAAAAGAACCAATGATTGATCTATTTAGGGATATAGATCTGAGAATTAAATCAACTTATGATATTTCAAGAACACTATCCATACTCAGATCTTCTATGTCTTCCATTTTTTCTGGGGAAATTCAAAAATTAGAAAAAGATATTTCCTATCTTGAATCATATGTAGATAAATGGAATTTTCTTTCAGGAGAGGAAGATTTATATGATCATACCTTTGTGGAAAACTTTGACAACGATTCTAATTCGCAGATATATTCAGATACCTTATTTGTTATTCCGGACAGGTCTGGAATTCCTTTTGGAAAAAGAGAGAATTGTTCGATAGATGCACTCAATGGAACTTTAAAATATTCTGAAAATTATGAGAGAAAATTAATTAACTTAGATATTAATGAAATTGAAAATATTATTTATTATAAGAATTTTTCAAATGAATATATCTCTAGCGATACACGGAATAAAAAAGATACTGAACTCTTCTTCAAGTCATATTTGGAATTTAACAGTTAAATCACCCATGATAATTAGGGAAAATATATTTGATCAAAATATTTTTTCAAGCTTTAAAATTCAAAATGAGATTAGTTCATCAGCTCAAATAGGTATTGAAATAGTATTTAAAACACCAAAAAATATTTCGAGGATACGCATTACTCCAAATATAAGTGATGATCTTGACCTTTTACAAATATTGGTAAAGTCAATAAATACCTCTTCATCGAACACGCAATCGTCGACTAGTGCAGGTGGGTATCAATTACTTCCTAACTCTATAAGAATAAAAAATAGCGTAGACATAGAATTATCAGGAAATGAATCTGTAAAAAGTATTATCTTATTTTTTGGGCAAAACAAATATTTGAGAACAAAAATGACTCCGATCCAATCGGAAATAAATGGAAAAATGGTTAATCAAATTTCTGCAGCAATAAGATCATCAAGAAAAAAACACCATGATAAATTGCAAGATTTGGTAATTAAATATTTCCTAAAAGATTTTGCAGCTGACTATATAACTAGAAATAAAAAATTATACTATTATGATTACACAGATTATTATCCTAAAAATTATGAAGATTTTAATGTTGGTGTTATGGAGCAGTTTAAAGGTAAAAAATTCTTTTCGGATATTGATGATTTAAATCAATTTAAGAACACAACTATACTATCAAATATAGTATTTTCAATAGTATCTTATTCTCTTGGATCAAAATTGCGTTCCATGGTGAGCAGAACTTATATAGAATCAAACTTAACAGATGTAGTTAAGGATATTTACAAATATCAATCTGGTGGAATGATACCTTTATCTGATTCAAATAAAGCAGAAAACAATAGTCACTTCTTTGAAAACTCTATTGAACATGTTGGCGCAATGAAGTCTTCTGAATTTTTTGATAATGTCGAGGATGCGGGAACATATGAATACATTTTTTCAATAAAAAATATATCATTCTTTTCAAAGAGTGATGAATTTACAACAATGAATTCTTCTGTTTCTCCCTCATCGGCTCCAATAGATAAATCATTTTTTGTTAGTAAAAAAATTCCAATCGAAGGCCTACCAATGAGGGTAAAAATGTACGCTGAATATTTTAGTGAGTTGAGCTATTTAGAAAATAATCCACAATTTGATAATACTGGAGCTGAATTTAGTGTATCAATAAAAGATAATCCAATTGTTGAAGAAGATTGGCTGCCGATAATACCGTATCAAGATACATCTATTAGGGGAGAGGTACTATTTCCCAACCTAAAAGGAGAAGCTTTATTAAGATTTCTGCCATTGCAAGAATCGCTTAAATTGTATGAAGATTCAACAGAAGTTGATTACGCATTGTATAATATAAATGGGAAAAATATTCAAATATTGAAATATAATTCAAATAAAAAGTACCACGTTGCATATACTCCAATAAATATTGATAGCTATAAAGAAATATCTTTATTTTCTAAATCATCAGCTAACCCGGTTTTGGCAAATGTATCGTTTGATGGATTGAACGGTGAAAGGTTTGAAAAGACAAACTTAGATAAAACGTGCATACTAACATACGCACCATATATAAGTCAGGAAAAATTGATTAATGCAGTTTATTCGGCAATCAATGGAACGATAACTACTACTAAAAGTTCTTTTGGTAATTTTGATTACTCAAGCTACTCTCCAATCAAAATTGTTTTTGAAAATGGCTCTAGCGCAATAAATTTAACAAATTATATTTTATCTGACTCACAGGCACCAGTATTTTATTCTTCTGAGTCTATACTTTTTATTCAGTCTGGACAAACAATTTTATTTAATAAATTTATTGATCAACCATTTAGAATTGTTTATCAATATATACCTAATATTTTTAGATACAGAATAATCTTAAGAAGTATTAATAAGGGAGATCAAAATTATTCGGTTGATAGACTTTTATTTAAATTTTCTCTTGACAAAGACAGTGCAATAAATAACAATTTTCTTAAATATGATAATAAATATAAGAAGAAATTTATATAAGGACTAGACATGGCTCAATTATCCACAGACACACTAGCATATGCTCAAATAATAGCTAAGGTTCAGAAATTTATTGAAGATTATTCCAATCTTAAAAATGTATCACCAAAAGATTATGATAAAGCCTATCAACTACTACTGCAAGAAATAAATCGCGATATAGGTGGGGTGATGTCAAAGCCACTAGAATTACGCAGGGGTGATGTTCCGAGTTCTCAGGTATTTAATGAATTCGTACTTAATCTATCTAATGATTTAAACATTATTACAAATCAATTTGATACATTATCTGCAAATTATGTTAATACTTTTAATCTTTTTTCTAATAAAATAGAATCTGAAAAATCATTTTTAACCAGAGTAAGATCTAAGATAAATATTTTAGAAATTTATTCTAAGAGCACTTCTGTTAATATTACTTATTTTGGCGATTCATTTAACGATTTATCAATGGTTGAATCTTCTAAAATTACTCCAGGATATATTCCTGATGTTTCAGACGGCTATGCTTCTCTTGCGAGAACGAACTCCAGCAAATGGAATGCCAAGGTCAAAATTGTAAATCAAAATTATAATGACTCAGTTTCAAGTGAAGTAACATTTGCAAAGGCATCAAATGGTTTAAGGGGAAATCATTTTATTTTTGAAAATGACGGAAAAAATAATCCCTTTTTATACGAAAAAGACTCATCAATACTTAGATCAAATGAAAATTCAATGCTTGACACAAGTGCTGCTACCTATTTTGAATATGAAGCTATTCAACTTGAGGCTCTAAATCCATTGACACCTTCTGGCTCCGATCAGGGTAGGCCCGATTATGAGTTTCAGTGCATAGGGAGCGGTGGCAAGTACGTTAATTGGGCCGCATTCAATACTTTAAAGCCACTGAGTTTAACAATCGAGTTCACTAGCTCTTCAAAATCTGGAGAATACGTCAATACAATATCTATACTCCCATTTTTTGGCTACGACACGCAAGGCGCAAATGCTCTAATAAAAAATATAAAAGTAACCTCAATTTTACTCTTCGATGAAATTAATAATAAAACTTACGAGTTGATAAAAAATGAGCCGATTGTGATTGGTTCTGACATCGCTTCAAAGACAATCCAAAATTATAAAAACTTTTTTTACAACAAAGGAATTATAAATTTTGATGAAGTAAAAGTTAATAAAATATATATTACATTGGAACAAAACGAATTTAACAACACAACAATTAAACACGCATACTGGACACCATATGAGGTTGGCTCTTCGCAAAAATGGAAAAACCAAACAAGATTTAATCCATTATCCCTAATTTCTACACACAAAAATGAATCCATTTGGGATAAAAACCTTGTTATTCCACCTATTGACAATTTATCGGTACATAAAAGTTCTGCCAATAATCAAAAACAAGTGGCTATAACAGAAAAAGAATCTAGTCCAGGCGTCGCAAAGTATCAAATAAAATTAACTTCTGCGGGACAATCATTTTATTGGTTAAAAAAAGATACTAATTTAAATATTGATCTATTTTCCACTAGGGATAAAGCAAGTTGGTATGCAGAAAAAGGGTCTATGGATTCCACGATCACAAGAATAGTCAGCGGCATTCCAACTACGGCATGCGTTTTGGTTGACCCTACTATTAATATAGAAAATCAATTGTCTTTACTGAAAATCAAAATGAAAACAATTCAAAATTCTTCGAATGTAGGAACTGTAACCACCGTTAGTGCACATGGATTATCTGTTGGCTCAAAGGTTTACATTAGAGACAGGTGGGGAGAAAATTTAGATGTTCTTGGAATATTTAATGTAACACAAGTTGATAGCAGTACTCAATTTAAAATTCAAACTTCTACTTCAGATACAATTCCAATCACAAATGTAGAGCAAAATTATGGACTATGCCTCAAAGTTATAGATATTCCGCTTTCATCGAATATGTCTGTTGAAACGAATACAAATCCAATAGTCAAAGATAAAAAAGTTTTTTTAAATCTTGTAAGAAATTTTGAATACCTTAAAGCAAAAAGAGCAAGCATCGGAATAAGAGATATTTCAATTGGCAAAGAATCCTACAGAGACAATGCGGAAATAGTTTCAAAACCATTTTTTATTAACGGTCAACTGGAGTTATTAAGTTTAGAGGTTTCAGAATATATTCCACAGACCAAGTTGGGGGAAGCCTCCATAAAATATTATGTAAGTGTAGATGGGGGGAGTAAGTGGATTAAGATATCTCCAATCGGAAGAAGTTTTGAGGGAATACCTGAAATACTGGCATTTAATCAAAATTTAAGCGATAATTTAATGATACCTCAAATAGCTTACTATAATCAACCAGATGTTCCAAATTTAATAAATTCCATTATATTCAAAGCAGTAATGCAAAAAAACAAACTATCAAATTCCACTCCGATACTCTATTGGTATAAACTTGGTGCAAGGATAATTTAAATATGACAATAGAAAATATACAAAAAAAGAGATTTTTAGATACAATATATAAAATATATTATTCACTTGGAAACAAGCCTAGTGAAAGTGAGATATCAACTATATTCGGAAGATACTTTAGTAGATATAGACCAGGATTTCCAATTCCAGTTCCATACAATGATCTTTCTGCGAATTCAATAATTGATCCTGAAAAGATTAATCAAATTGCAGCACACACCTCTTTTAATATAGATGTTTTGTATGATTCTTTTCATGACGAAATTAACGATCTATACGATTTAATCACGGCATTTAATTTTAGAATTGAAAGCCTTAAGTCTAGAAGGGCTGAATTAGAAAAAAATATAGACGATAAACTTTTTTCAATAAACAATACAGATGGATTCTACTATAGTCACACAAACGCTTTCAACAATACGGCTTTTACTGATTTGCAAAAAACATCTGCTATTGTTGACGTGTCGGCAAGAAAGTTGACTATTCCTCAATTGACTTCTGGAGTATTTAATTATGTTGGAAACATTATTAGTAAAGTTTCTAACGCTTCTTTAGAAATTTTATTAGATGGCAAAAAAGTTCTTAATGTTTCTTCGGTAAATTTTTCAAACGTGTTTAACGGATTAAATAACTCTGAATGGCGATACGCATTTCAATCGCCCTCAATAGGTTTATGTACATTAAAAGTAACAATACCAATTTCCTCTCTTGGAACAAACCTATCTGGCATTTCTCTAGTAGAAGGTAAAATTAATTCAAAAAAATCTGTAAGTATAGATATGATAATTAATAAACTTAACGATCTTGCAAACCCAATTGTATTTTCAAAAAACAATTCATCTGATTTTGATTCATTTTCTTTCTCGTTTGCAACAACTGTTGCTTCAAATGTAGAGTTGTTTTTTACAAAAACAGAACCAGACTATACCGACAATTTTTCTGGTAAAATTAGGTATATTTATGATTTTAGAATTAATGAACTAATTATTACTGCTCCGTACTACGATGCATCAGCTATTTTTGTTAGTCAACCCATATCATTACCCGTAAATCAAAACAAAACACTAAGTATTGATTCTGTTTATTTTGATGCAAATGACCAGGTTCCAGCGGGAACTTTAATAAATTATTACATAGCTCCCGAGAAAGGAAATCAAACATCAATTAATGACTATAATTGGACGCAAGTATCCCCAAGCTCACTGAAAAATGCCACAAAGTCAAATGTAGTTTCCTTTCAAGGATCAAGCAGAATTAAATCAAAAATAGTTTCTGTAGCTACTAACAATATTTCGTCCACAAAAAATGAGATGATTAGAATTCCAAGATCAACTCAATACAATAATCCAATTAAAGATTTTTTGTATAGAAATGATGCTGTTCAAAATGGGTTCAATGTCTATAGATTGGCGAAATTTCCGAAGGATACGGATCCGTACGAAGCTTACATGCTGGAAAACACCGAGAGCAATCAAGTCTCAGCTGCCATAGTCACTGGAGTGTCCATGGATAAAAGTTCTTGGCAGCAAGTTATCACAGGTGCTCGAAAAGATATTGTGGCAAATACATTTGATATTTCACTAACTAATAATCAAGAATTTTATCAAGCTCAAAATGTGCCGTATGGCAGCATTTATATTTCTACAAATATTTATATGGAAAATTCAATAACAATGACCAAGAATTTTTTAAAGTCTCTATCTGCTCAATATTGGGACATTGAAGTTTATTTAAATGGTGTTTTAATTTCGTCAGGAGGAGCATTATCTGCGGGAACACTTTTATCTTCCTTAACTTGGAATTTTAAAAAAGGTCAAAATTCAATTATTTTAATAATTAATAAATCAACAAATAATTCTCAAGGTGTTAAAACACCTTTTAATGGAACAATTTCTTTGATGGAAGGAGTATCTCTTGTTTCCATTCCAAACTCTGAGGTATATAAAAATTACTTTTATTTTGTGAAACAGGAAGATTTGCGCACTAAATATTCTAATATAGATAATGTATTTTCTATAATAAATTATGAAAATAATTTAGAAATAATTTATAGAAGAACAGAAGAAATTAAAGACGGAACAAAAGTATATTATTTAACTAATAATGAAAAATCTCCTAGCGCTATTCGAGTTAGAGCCGATCTCATTAGGGGCATTGACTCTTATTCCGCACCATCAATAATTTCTTATACAGTTAAGTTTAAGCACTAGGAGAATTTATGGCAATATCATATTCAAATTTTAATAAAAGGGAAAATATTGTTGAGCCCAACCTTCAAAGACATAGGCTTTCCTATAAAGCGCCCATACCCTCTAGCCTCCTAAACTTATCTAATGATCAATTTCTTCTAGATATTAATAGGCTTAAATCCAAACTAGAGCTATTGGACAGCCAAATAGAAGCCATATCAACAATGCTTGGAAATAATCTATATGGAGCGACCCCAGATTACTATTTAAATGAAGATTTAAAAATGACTATATACTCACAGAATATTTATTACGACGATGATAGCAATGAGTATGTTGTTGAACAATCAACACCGTATTTGAATGAAAGTCTAAGATTTGAAAAATTCCAAAAAAACAGTGCCAATATAGATTGGTTAATGCGTAAACTTAGCTTAATCGAAGGCGCACTGCAGAAAGATAATTAGGAGATAAAATGTCAGAGTTTATTTACACTCAAAAAAAGCCCATTCAATATCATGGACCTATATCTAGTTCAGATTTTAATGAGCGCATAGAGCAAAATTATGCGGATTTAGTTTATCTTTATAATAAATATTCTGTTGTTGATAAAAAAATATCTGAAATAATTGAAAGAATAATAAAAGAAAATATCTTTTTATCTTCTGCAGTTAAAAATTTGGCTGATAGAATTAGGGTAATTGAAAGTATTAATACAAATCAACTTTCAATTCATTCCAAAAATCAAATAGACCTAGTGCCATTTATAAATACCCCTTACGCCATACCAGCTTCTCAAGCATTGGTCTTTAATGAGTATTATAATGACTTAACGCTCCCGCAAATCATTGGCTCATCTCATTCTAAAATTAAATATGTTAACGCCCTTAAGGGTCAGGTAGTTCCAGATTTTTTGGAAACAAGAATAGATCCAAATATTGCTGGAGGAGATGGAAATGGAGCACTTGTAGATACCACTCCGGTTCAAAATGCATTCATCAATCAGCCAGATAAGGTGTGGAGAAGAAATGTTATTTTAAATGAACCCAACCCACTTGGTGTAAGCATGTTTTTCTACATAAAAATACCAACAGGATCAATTGGCAATTCTTTGACTAATTGTGTGTCACTTTCGCCATTTCCCTCCAACGGAGTTGATATCATTAAAGTAGAATATACAACCGCTGCCAATCCAAGCATGTCGGATAAAGACGGTTATTATTCACTCAATTACGGATATTACGATCAGGAATACGATGCCGTAGGTAAGGTGGCCCCAGGTGGCTGGTCAATAGTGGGATCTGATGCAATTATTAATTCTGGTCCTCAGAAGTTTTATTGCGGCGATAAAAAAATAACAGCCATTAGAGTTTTGTTAAGGCAAAGAAACTATATTAAAGAAAACAGCTCCTACGTTTACACGTATGGATTAAGCGATATAGACGTAAGATATGAAAAATTTATTGAAACAGGAAAAACTTTTATTAGATTCGACGCCCCAGCAGGAAAAACAATAAATGAAATTTTAAACGTTTCACCCAAAATATACACACTACCTCAGTCTCTTTTAAATAGTGTATTTTCCTATAGGATATTTTATCCATCTGGGTCAAACTATGTTTTAACAAACCCAAACACTTCAAGCCACGTTTATATAGAGGTAAGCCTAGCGATGCTTGAGAATAAGATACCCCCAGTTCTATCGGATTTAATTGTAGAAGTGAATTATAATCTGTAAGATATGGTGAAAAAGCATTATTGTTTTTACTATATAGTTACCTTTCTTTAATAAGGAGAATATAAATGGCTACTTTTTATGTTGGTCCAAGACCGGTTCTTAGAGGTCAAAACACTAAGGATATGATCAATCCGTTTAAGGGTACGGCTGGAACCTACTCTTATTATCCACTATTTGCTAAGGGCGTTCTAGATGGTGGCCCAGATAACGATCACGTTCCTGGCACTGGCTATCATCCAGGTAATGTGTTCTTATCTCAGGTTTTCAATGGTACGACTCTTTATATCCATCCTCTTTCTGGAACATTTGCAAATGGCGTGGGCTATGATGGGGCAAGGTTTAAGCCAAAGGAATTCAAGGGAGTATCTGGCATATTCTCTGGGTCTTATGGTCACTCTTCGGATAGAACGAGACCGTACGCTCTGTATAGCAATTACATTTTTGATGGTGTTACATCAGCAAATGTTTTTTCTTCCGGTTATGGCCACGAAAAGAGAGTAACATCCTACAGCCTGTACAGCAACTATCTATTTGACGGAGTCAGTTCAACTGAAGTATTTCCATCTGGATATGGACAGTCGAATACATCTTCTGAATACGGAAGAAACAAGGTTAATGAATATAAAGGAGTTCCTTCCGCAAAAGCTCTGTAGACAATCATACAACAAACCTGCTATAATAAGCAGGCGTTTCGGATTCCCGCACGTTTGTGCGGGAATTTCGATTTATTAGGGCACATTTATATGTTTTGATGGAGCTAAAGAGGATTAGATATGTCTATACAGATGATGGATCAATTAATCAAAAATAATTCTCTTTCAATAGATGTCGCAGATAAGTATTTAACGTTGTATCTTGGCGAATCAAATTGGCCAGAAAAAATATCTCAACTATGGGCTGTGCAATCCAAAAGACATGGAGAAGAAAAAGCAAAAGAGATAGTAAAAAAATGTATTGCGTGCGCATGTCTTTCTCCAGTTGTAAATAAAACAGCGATACCAGAAGAAAACCACGTATTAATATTTTGGGTTGCCGGTTGGCCTCAATTTAATGAGAGAGACTGGTTTTCAATGTTTAAAGAAGTTGTTAAATCAGATATAGAAATTGAAAAAAATAGAGCATTGGTTATGCAGTCTGGCATCTTTGAGCATATAGACATACCACCACTAACAAGACAGGCCTACAACTGGCTTTACGAAAGACTTAATGCTGAAAAATTTAATTCAGAAGAACAAAAAGAAAAGTCTGTGACAAAAATGAAGAACCTCGTCAGAATTTATGGCGGTGCCGTGGTATGCAATGCCTTTACTAGTTACTCTTCGAACATCGACAAAGTCCTTAATTGGAGAAGTGGATATTTCATCGAAAAAGAAATATACAAGATATACTCTTTAGATCAAATAATAAAAATTAAAAAAGCAGAAATACAGAAGACGAATTCCAACTACATTAGAAAGGTAAGTAATTAGAATATGGTTATGTCAGATATGTTTTCATTTAAGATAAGCGAAGAGTTTATAAACATCTATAAGGGGAAAGTACCACCATTTGGTTATAGAGACGCTGCCGGTAACTCTGTAGGAGAAATTACTTTTCTGAGAACCTATTCAAGATTAAAGGATAGTGGCACTAAGGAAACATGGTCCGAAGTTTGCGAGCGCGTTATCAACGGGATGTATTCATTGCAAAAAGATCACTGCAAGAAAAATAGACTTCCATGGAATGATGCTAAAGCTCAGTCTTCTGCCAAAGAAGCTTTTGATAGACTTTTTAACTTAAAGTGGACTCCTCCTGGCAGAGGTCTATGGGCCATGGGAACTAACATAGTAAACATTCAAAAAAATTCTGCCGCATTACAGAACTGCGCATTTGTTTCAACAGCAGAAATGACCAAGCTTAATCCAGCAAGACCGTTTGCATTTCTCATGGAGGCTTCAATGCTGGGTGTTGGAGTTGGATTTGACGACAAGGGGGCAGATAAAGATTTTGTTATTTACGAACCAAAAGACTCAGCCAATTACTCAATTCCAGACACTAGAGAGGGTTGGGTTGAATCGCTTTCCTTTCTTTTAAATTCATATCTAAAAGAAAATCAACCATCTTATTCTTTTGATTACTCTCAAATAAGACCATCTGGAACGCCAATTAAAACATTTGGCGGGGTTGCTGCCGGACACGAGCCTTTGGAAAAAATGCATAAGTATATTAGAAGAATATTTGATGGGAGAAAAGGACAAAAGCTTACTCGTGTAGATATCGCAGACATTGGGAACCTTATAGGTGTATGCGTTGTTTCCGGAAACGTTCGTCGTTCAGCGGAGCTTCTTATCGGAAGACTTGATGATCAAGATTTTCTAAATCTAAAGAACAAAGATAAGTTTCCAGAAAGAAATTCTTATGATCCATCAGCACCAGGATGGGGATGGATGTCGAATAACTCAATAGAAACAGAAGTTGGCGCAGACCTTACTCCTATCATTGAGGGTATATCTTTAAACGGAGAACCCGGCGTTATATGGATGGATATCTCAAGAAAATATGGGAGACTCATAGATCCACCAAACAATAAAGATCATAGAGTTGCTGGCTACAACCCATGCGCAGAGCAATCACTTGAGTCTTATGAGTGCTGCACGCTGGTTGAAACCTATTTGGGAAGACACGAAAACTTAGAGGACTATAAGAGAACATTAAAGTTTGCATACTTATACGCAAAGACAGTGACTCTTTTGCCCACGCACTGGGAGGAAACAAACGCAATAATGCAGAGAAACAGAAGAATAGGCACTTCTATGTCTGGTGTTGCAGATTTTGCAGACAGACTGGGGATGCCGGTTCTTAAGGAGTGGATGAACCAAGGATATAAAACAGTTCAAAGATATGACAACATCTATTCTGAATGGCTGGGCATAAGAGAGTCTATAAAAATGACAACTGTTAAGCCGTCAGGAACTGTATCAATTCTTGCAGGAGAATCACCCGGCGTTCACTGGACACCGGGTGGCAAATTCTTCAATAGAACAATCCGATTTTCAAATGAAGATCCAATGTTACCTCTTTTCAGAATGGCAAACTATAAAGTTGAACCAGCTTCAGAATCTCCAAATACAACTTCAGTGGTATACTTTCCAATTAAATCACAAGCCATTAGATCAGAAAAAGATGTTACAATTTTTGAAAAAATGGCTTTAGCAACAACGGCACAAAGATACTGGTCTGATAATTCAGTTTCAGTAACAGTTTCTTTTAATAAAGATACTGAATCACAATACATAGGGACAGTCCTTCACATGCACGACGGTCAGTTAAAAACAGTTTCTTTCCTTCCAGGTGGGAATGATACCTACCCCCAAATGCCATACACTCAGATTACGGAAGAAGAATATGTGGATCAGACACAAAAATTGTTTCCAATAGATCTTACTGGAGTGTATGCGGGTATGGCCGCAGATGCAATAGGCGAAAGATATTGCACTACAGATTCTTGTGAAATCAAATTCATAAAGGACAATCAGTAACTCAACTTGTCACTTGTTTGAGCCGGTGCTATACTGTAATCATGGAAAACAAATCTACGATTAAAGTATTGGACAATGGTTACGTAAGACTTGTTGATCACATGGGTAGTGACCTGTCTGTCGTTAATGCAGCAAGAGCGTCTTTTGCAAAAGAATCCAAAGAGTTTTCAGTACAAGACGCAAGACTTCTTGAATTTTTGGCTAGAGAAAATCATATGTCTCCCTTTCGCCATGCCTTTGCAACATTTGAGATTAAAGCTCCATTGATGGTGGCTCGACAGCATTGGAAGTATGTTGTTGGTTCCGATCATACCATGGATTCATGGAACGAATCATCAAGAAGATATATAACTATGGATCCAGAGTTTTATATACCCAAAAACGATGGGTGGAGACAGGCCCCGGAGAACAGAAAACAGGGCTCTGGAGGCCCTATAGGGCCCTGGGTGGGGTCTGTGCTTACCACTAAGCTAAAACAGCATATAGAAGACGGAGAGGCCCTCTACAAGTGGGCTATGGAGGAGGGGGTAGCCCCAGAGCAGGCAAGACTTTTTCTCGCAGCCTACGGCATGTACCAGCCCTATAGGTGGTCATGCAGCCTACAGTCGATAGCCCTATTCTTAAACCAAAGACTTTCAGAAGATTCTCAAGTAGAAATACAAAGATATGCAGAAGCTGTTTATGAGCTAATACAGCCACTGTTTCCTATTTCAATAAAGGCTTTAACTGGTAGATAAATGGCGGCAGGCAAATTAAACTATATAGTTGTACACAAAAAGTCCAGTCAAGTCTATGGCTCTGCGTCTAAGAAAATTGCACTAGAATCTCCTCCACCAGACGGTTGCAAATTGGAGGATAAAAGAATATACTTTATAACACATGAACCAGATACCGGTGATTTAGCTGTTTATCAAGTACCGCAAGAAGAAGTGGTAAACGCTGAAATAAAAGAAAAGAAAGCAAATGAGTAAGAAAACAAATCAAAAGAAAAAAGTAAATATAAAGTTAGAGAATAATCAGTCATTTTTGATTGAGGATCTAAATATAATTTTACATATACAAAAAACGTACGCATCTATGATGCGAGGCCAGCTATCGGAACAAGATAAAGCATTATACAATAGGGTCATTGCGGCAACTAACATCGCAATGGAAAATGTATACTTGGCGCCAAGCGATGGTTACAGTGAAGACTGGTAAATCAGTTGGCTATTTAGCCATATTATTCTCTATTGGATTTGTTTTAGGAAAACTAAATAACAAATCCCTTGACTCAATAAAAGAAAAAAATAAACAGGGACCTACTCATGGTCAGTACGCGAATAGGCTTATAGAATTTTTTGACGAAGATCTCAATGAGGCGGTAGGTGAATACTGCGAATATTTAGAGATGGGTTTTAACCCGTCAGACGCATTTGAGATAGCAAAAGCAAAGGCTAAGATGTGATAGATCTTTGTGTTGTAAATTATAACACCAGACCAATGCTACAAAGATTGCTAGACTGCCTGCATGAAGGTGTATCTGATGCAAATAAATTTTGGAATTTGTACATTGCAGATAATGATTCAACAGACGATACAGTTGACTGGCTAAGATCAAATGATGATCGATACCTTATAGATAGAATTTTTTTAAATAAGAATATAGGATATTCTGCGGCTTGCAATAAGCTCTCGATCAGGGGATCTAACGATATTATCGCATTTCTAAATGCCGATGTCTGGCTTAAAAATAGTGATGTATCTAAAATAGTGAAAATATTTAATGAAGAACAAAATATTGACATTCTAGGTCCAAAACAAAGAGATGAGTACGGCCTGATAAGACACGCTGGTATAGTTGGAACTAATAAAAAACCCGTACACAGAGGATGGATGCAACCAGATCCTTTAGATGAACTATATAAGGATAGAATGAATTGCGTTACCGTATCGGGATCTGCATATTTTATTAAAAGATCAATATGGAATGAGTTAACCAACAACGTTCAATATAGGGAGTTGTACCCCAATGCCTTGGGCGCATTTCTGCCAACCCCTCACTACTACGAAGAAACTTGGTGTTCATATTTCGCTAGACATTTAGGTTATAATGTGGTGTATGATGGTTCTGTGTCAATTGGCCATAGCTGGCACGCATCTTCTCCTAAGCCCGGAGAAGGCTACAGCCACGCCGACGCACAGTTCAAAGTAAGTCAATCAATATTTCGCAACGCATGCGATAAACTAGGAATAGAAAGAGATTAAATATGTCAGTTAAATTAAACCCATGGATATATAATGCAGAAGTCAAAAAAGTAGTTGATGGTGATACATTTGATATCATCATTGATCTTGGTTTTGATACCCTTAGAAAAGGTAGAGTTCGTCTTTATGGCGTTAATGCACCAGAAAGCCGCACCAAAGACGTGGCTGAAAAGCAAAAGGGATTGGCCGCCAAAGAGTTCACTGATCAGTGGCTTACTCGCACAAATCACAAGGTTAAGATAGAGACCATTCTAAATAAGAATGAGAAGTATGGTAGGGTGTTAGCTAAGGTTTGGGACGAAAGTGGCAACTGTCTCAACACAGATATTGTTACTGCAGGCCTGGCTAGAGAATACTATGGTGTAGGCGACAAAACCTGGACAGAATTTAAGAAAGATAGCTGATGCAAACGTTTTTGCCCTATCCAGACCTTAAAAAATCCGTTCAAGTTTTGGACTCTAAGCGCTTAGGTAAGCAAAGAGTAGAAACTTTTCAGGTTTTAAATATCCTGTTAGGCAGAACAGCCACAAAAGGTTGGAGAAATCATCCAGTTACTTTAATGTGGGAAGGTTATGAATCAGCTCTACAGCTGTATCAAAACTACACAATAGAAGAATGGATTAAGAGAGGGTACAAAAACAACATGTCATTTGAAAATCTTATTATTGATGCAAAACTTCCATCGTGGTTTGGGGATGATCGAATTCATAGCTCCCACAGATCAAATCTTTTAAGAAAAGACTGGGAATATTACTCACCATATTTCAATGAGGATCCCACTTTGCCATACTATTGGCCCGTGCAGAGAGAAAACTCAACAAAAGAAGTTGCCAACATCTAGTTTGTGGACTATAATGGTTGCTGTAACATCAGCAAACAACAAAAGGAACAACATGTCAGAGAATAAACTAAACTACTTTGTAGTACAGGAAAAGATCCTCGTAAAGGCCAAGAATAAGCAGGACGCCGAAAAGGTCGCTGCAGGCCGCAAGGGAATTAATGGTGAGGTCCTGTTCAAATCAACTGATATTGAGAGAATCTCTTCTGTTCAGGCACATAAGCGAATCAATCAGCTAAGCGCCTAAATTCAATATCCGGGACAGATGCAATTCCTGTCCCGGATACAGGAGATATCACATGATTATTGCTCAAATGGTTGGAAGAAACGAATCAAAAAGATTTCTCACACCAGTTTTAAGAAGACTTAAAGATCAAGTTGATTGCATAGTCTTTACCGACGACTGTTCGGATGATGATACTGCGGAAATAGCAAGTGAATATGCAAACGTATATGTCAACAATTCTTCTCTGTTTCCTGTTCATGAGGGAAAATTAAGATCAGAAGCTTGGAAGAATCTTTCTAAGCACGCAAGTGAAGGCGATTGGATAATTGCCGTAGACTGTGACGAAATGTTATATCAATCAAAAGATATTAACAATATTAATATATCTAAAATTTTAGACGCTTCTCCGTTTGATGTTGTCAATGTTAGATTCTACCACATGTGGTCTGCAGTAAAATACAGAGTCGATAAACTTTGGGCGCCAAATAATAGTTCAAGAATATTTAGATTTAAAGAAGGTGGAGTGTTTTTGAATAAAAAACTTGCCTGTGGGTCGGAACCAACCTATGTGCTAAACGACATTCAAAAAAGAAATTACTGGGTGCAATCTGGTTTAATCATGCAACATTTAGGCTATATGCTAGATAGTGATAAGCTTTCAAAGTATAATAGATATTCACTCTTGGATAAGGGTGAATTTCATAACATAAAACACATAGAATCAATAATAGACAAAGATCCGACTCTAATCAACTGGGGAAATTTTGGAATATGAAAACGCTTAATGCAGTAGAAACAATAAAAAAAGTTTCTTACCTACTCGAATGTAAACAAAGATTTGGTTTTGTTACCTATACGCGATCGTCTATATTTTCTTTAACAGGTGAACTAACTGGTGATAAAAAACCACCAAAGAATTTTACTAAGTTGATAACTTCAAGTCTTTCAAATAAAGACAAAATGTTTACAAAAGCTATCCAAAAAGATTTAATAAAATCTAATCTAGAAAAAATAAAAGAAAATATTGAGGTTGATTTGTCTACCTCTACATTCTATGACCCCGCATTCTTGGAGTATTATATTAATAATAACTATGATATTTTTAAAACCTTTATATCATGGTATCTAAAAACCACCAATGTTGTAATAGTTTCTTTTCAGGGTAATCAAACTATATCTAAGTACTTTTCAAAAGATTCCATTTATTTAAACGCCCCTTATAATGATTTTTACTCAAAAATAGATTTGATTACAGAAGAGATTATTAAAAATAGTGACAAAACAAACCTATGCGTACTTGACTGCCCAATGCTCAGCACAGCGTTGGCCCAAAATCTTTGGGAAAAGAGCTCTATGTCCATACTAGATCTTGGAAGAACTCTTACTGTAGCCAAATCACTGCATAGGTCAAAATGACAGAGCTAGATAAAAAAACAATAAATCTCTTAAACTTAAGAATAAAAAGTTTTTTATTTGAAACTAATTTATCTATATCTCAAATAGCAAAAGAATTATGTTTGTCATACGAAGAACTTGATAAGTGCATAAAAAAAAATGGATTGTCTTGGGTAAAAGATCATAGAAAAAAAATGTCTAAAGGTCAAACAGTTTTGACTAGCATCTTTACAAAACTTATACCAGGAGAGACTATCGTCAATGAGTTTCATATAGGCGAAAGGCTGAAGCTAGATGTTTATTGTCCAAGCTACAAGCTTGGCGCAGAATATCATGGCATTCAACACTTCAAGTACACAGAAAGATTTCATGAATTTAAAGAAGATTTTTTGGAGAGTCAAAAAAGAGATGAAAGAAAACTTGAATTGTGTAAAGAGCAAGGAATTGCTTTAGTTGTATTTAGGTACGATGACAAGCTTACTGAACAAGCAGTTTGTGATAGAATATTGTCAGTCCTAAAAACTTCAAGCTATACTATTAGTTCGAAAAATCAAAAAAGCATAACTCAAAATCCTTTTTATCAGCAGGCAAAAAAGAAGAATTCAGAAAAAAAGAAAAAGATTTACAGAAAACTAAAAGAAAAGAAAAAAAATGACAGAAATGGCAAGTGAACAGCTGCTCGAATATCCTCTTGAGTATCAGGTATTTGCGCTTGCCCTTAGGAACAAAGGTGCAATAGTATATTTTGATGCTAATCTTCCAGAGGAAGCCGTTGGCGCCGTCAATGGTCAGTTGGGATTAAATGAATTCTATAGAGCTCTTCTTTCCTATCATAGATTAACAAAATTAGATTTTGTAGATCCTATTGCATTCAAGGCATGGCTTGAGTCAGAGACTGATATTCATGCCGCTCTAGGGGGGTCAGTAGGGGTTGATACAGTTATAGATATTTTGAAATCTATTGAGGTCTCAACCGAAGAGTCTATATCTCAAGTGTTAAAACATAGATATAATAAGAAAAAGCAGCTAGATATATTACAGGAATTACAGATTTTACTTACTCAGAAGGGTGAGAAAACCACGAAAGAAATATCAAGAATTAATGAAATCACTGCAGAAATAAAAAGCTTAGAAAACGATTTAAACTTTAATGTTTTCGATAGTGTTATTACGGCAAAAGATATTTCCAATAGAGCAGAATCGCTTCTTGATATACCCAGTTTCCTTCCGACTCAATTTAAGGCCCTTAACAGGGCAATGGGGTACACGGATGAAGGTGGATTTTTTAGGGGATCTGTTCATGCAATTATCGCAGCGTCAGGTAAGGGTAAGAGCACATTTGCTAAATGTTTAGTAAATCATTGGGCAGATACCGGATATAAGGTTTTATATATCAATTTTGAAGAAGCAGTTTCCCACTGGGAAAGAGTATTAATGACTCAAATTATAGAAAAAAATGTTTACGCAGAGGCGTCCAATTGGTCGGAATTAGAAAAATTAAATAACCTAGAAAAATTTCAGCTAAAATTAAAAGAATGGGGTGATCGATTTATGGTTAGGCACGATCCCGACACTCCGTATTTTGAAGACTTGGAGAAGTGGCTAAGAAGTATTATGGGGCATGCGGAACTTATTCCAGATGTAATTGTGATAGATACCATACAATCAATGTTTACAAGATCAACTGGCAAGGGCAAGCCTAGGTGGGGTGAATTTGAAGAGATGATGGTTAGATTAGAAAAACTGGCAAGAGATATGGATTGCGTATTAATAATAACCGCTCAAGAAAATGCCAATAGAATGAAAGAAAGAAGAGAGGTTGTTCAGCAGTCGGACACTGGCGGTTCGCTATCAATACAGCAAAAGTGTGCAGTAACAATTTTTATAACTGAAAAAAAACTTGTTAGTGGAGATGATTCAGAAGACGAAAATATTATGCAGCTGCAGATTCCAAAAAATAGAATAACAGGTTCTACCTATATTTACAACTCACCACTAGTCAAATATGTTGATCAACACAAAAAATATGTGGATTACGAACCAATAACAGAAGAGTCTTACGCAAAAGTTGTGAACTCAAATAATATTGAAGAATTAATTTCAAGCATAACAGTAGTCTAGGAGAAGATATGATACAAATAACTACTCAAGAATTAAAAGATTTTCAAACATGCGCTAGGCTATATGATTATAGACATAAGCAACAAATGCCAGAAACCATAGGTGGCAGAACACTAAACTCTGTAAAGTTTGAATCCACGATAAGAAGTATAGTTCATTATTTTTTCTACAAAAAACAAGCGGGAACAACCCCATCTTATATTTCTTTGCAAAACAGATGGGAAAAACTTTGGTTTCCAAAAAATTCTTCATCCCATGACATTATCTATGAGCAACACGAGACGCTTCACGGAAATGCCGCTAGTCTAACTAGCAAAGCTCAAAATGTTTTAATGGATTTGATTGAAAATTTTGGTGACTTAGAAATAATTCCCATAGGAATAGACGAAGAATTTATCGCACCAATTAATTCTCAAGTAGCTATAAAAGATAAATTTGATTTGATGTACTTTAAGGATAATAAAATTCATATATTAAAATGGATGTTTAATTACAGACTAAAGCACGAACACACCTATGCACTAGACTTTTCGGTAATGAACATAGGTTTCTTAAATAAATTTGGTGATAAATTTAATCAAGCAACTTTTGGATATTTTGATTTATTGAATCAAAAATCTGGTTTTAATGAGTTTAATGTAGAAAAAGCTGATGTTGAAGCTGTAAAATATTGGTGCGAATCTCTTATAGCTGAAAAAATTTTTCCGTCTAGAAGAGGACTTACGGCATATTGTAAGGTGTGTCCTTTTGATAAGCCGTGCAGCAAATGGACATCTTGGAACAAAAAGGAAAAAGCTAATGGCAAAAAAAGAAAAATCTAATATATTAGATGATATTCTTTCTACAAAAATATCACCACACACAATTAAGGAAGAAGACAAAACTCTCGATCCTTTAATTGATGAAATAAATCTCATTGAAAATGAAGGTATTAAATCCTTTGTCAGATCAATTCTTTATAGGGCAGAAGGTTTTTGGAAAATTCCAGCAAGCTTTTCCGGTAAACATCACGCGCCAGACGAAAGAGGTGTTGGCGGGAATGTTCTTCATACAAAGAGAGCAGTTAGGGTTGGTTCAATTTTGGCCGATTCGTACTCTCTGTCGTCGGAAGAAAGAGACTTAATACTTGCAGCTCTTATACTGCATGATCTAACAAAGGGTATAAAAAACGAAGCCTCCGAAAACTATCGTTATGACCCGATGCATCCGTATACCGTTGGGTTGTTCGTTAAAAAGTGCCAAGATCAAGATAGGCAGTACGCATCAGATTCCCAATCCTCTACCCTTTATATAAGCGAAGAGGATACTCAAACGATACTTAGATTAATTAGGTGTCACTTAGGTCCATGGTCCCCTATTCCAGAAACAACTCCGGTTACATATATGGATATGATTGTTCATCTCGCCGACAACATTTCATCAAAGCTTCACCTAGTAGTTGATGGTGAAAATATCAAAGATTCTAGATGGGCTATATGACCGATGCCGTGTCGGACGTTCTTCTGAAAAGATTTACACTCTTAAAAAGAATGGAATATTTTATCGAAGAATCGGTATACTATAGAACTCATTCTGATTCTATTGTGGAGTCTAGAAAAGAAATATTATTAAATAGCAGCAAAGAGATTGGTCAAATTAAAATAGCATGAAAATAAGTAGTGACAGTAACTATCTTAAAGGATGGGATCTTTACGAGGTTGCAAGATATGTTCCGTCTTTAAAAAGAGTTATAAGAGAAAAAAATAAACTACTAAATGCAAATCAAATAAAAGATTATGCGAAAAGACACGGTAATATTGGAATATATAATTCTGTTTTCGCCTATGACACAGAGGATTTTGATAAGGCTACAAGACTACGGTCCTCTATATTTTGATTTAGACAGTGAGCATTTCGAAGTCGCTCATAAAGAATGTATTTCTTTATATGAATATCTAATCTCTTTTGCACCAAAACATTCGGTATTGATATATTTTACGGGCAAAAAGGGTTTTCATATAGAGTGCGAGCCGGTCACTTTTGGCATAAATCCAAGTAACAGTCTACAAAAAGTCTTTAGGTATATAGCAACTGATTTAAAATCAAAACTTTCTTTGTCCAGTATGGATTTTAGTGTATATGATGCTAGAAGAATGTGGCGTACACCAGGATCTATTCATCAGGATACCAAACTTTATAAAACTCTGCTCAACTCGTTTGATGATGACTCTATGATTTTTTCCGACGAGAATACGATAAAAAAATATTCATCTACACCACAACCCAACACGGTTGCAGATCAATCTTTTAACTACAAAGCTAATGAATGGTATAGGACTTACATTTATTCTTTTGAAGATAACGAAAAAAGAAAAGATGATCCAATAGAATATTTTAATCGATATGGATCAAGAGCTTTTAAAGATCTTCAACCAACAGAGAAGGTGTTTGATCCACAAAACTTAGTCACAAAATGTACGGCAATACAAAGACTTAAGGATCAATCTGAAAAAGAAAAGTTTTTAGAACATGAAGCTAGGCTTTTTTTGTGTTCGATTTTAAGCTACACCGAAGATGCAATTAAATATCTTCACGAAATATTGAGTCACTGTTCTGATTATAATTTTGATAAATCTTCTGCACACATCAATGATTGGATAAAAAGAAGACAGCTTGGTATAGGCGGCAGACCATACACTTGCGAAAGAGCAAATGCAGTGGGGGTTGGATGTGGTAATTGCAACTTGCAGAAAAAAAATAAATGGCAAAAAGTTGGCAATAAATTTATAGAAACAAATGAAAAATCGCTACCATCACCAGTAAGATACGCATATAAAAGTAGGTCAAAAACATGAGCAATATAAAAGATCCAGATGACGTCATAGGGGTTTGTTCGGAATGCAAATCCGATCAGCCAATGAGCTATATGTACAATAATCCTTTTGCGCAGAATGGCCAATCGGTTCCATGCAAGTACTGCGGTGGTGTTGTTATAATTTCATATAGGGAAACAAGAGATTCCTCCTTGAATTCGTCAGACAAGGAAAGAGGCATCAATTGAAAAATTGGACCAACCTCCATAATCACACAGTCTTTTCTATGCTAGATGGACACGGTAATATAGAGCAATATCTAGATAGGGCTAAATCTCTTGGCATGTCTGGGCTAGCAACTACTGATCATGGAAATATACATTCGTGGCTTGATTTCTATGACGCCGCAACTGCTGTTGGGGTAAAGCCAATTCTTCGGAAGCGAGTTTTATCAAGCTAGAAAAACTAGATTTGATAGAGACGAAGAAGAGAGAGCTGGTCCATCCAAGAATGAATGGGAACAAAGAGGCCCTTACCACATAACTATATTGGCAAAAAATAATATTGGCTATCACAATATTATTAAAATGTCTTCTAAATCTTTCCTCGAAGGATACTATGTAAAGCCTAGATTGGACCACGATTTGATTTCTCAATATTCTGAAGGAATTATTGTTTTATCTGGCTGTTTAAATAGTGAAGTCTGTCAAGCGCTTTTGAGAAATGATTACGACTTTGCCCTACAAGCCGCATACAAAATGCAGAGCATAGTGGGTAAAGAAAACTATTTTATTGAAATACAAAATCATGGTATATCGGAGCAGAGAAAGGTTTCCAACAAGCTTGTAGAGATAGCAAAAACAATTGGGGCTAAGATAATTCCGACTAACGATTGCCACTATGTTCATCAGCACGATGCTAGGGCGCATGATGTCATGCTGTGCGTAGCCACAAACTCAACAATTCATACTGAAAATAGATTCTCTTTTTCTGGTGATAATTTTTATCTAAAGTCATATGAAGATATGGAATTATTATTTAACGAAGATTGGCTTAAAAATACCATGTCAGTTTGTGATATGGTTGATGTAAATTTGAAATTTGGCGATATTCATTTTCCAAAGTTTCCCGTTCCGACTGGAGAATCTTCAGTTGATTATTTTGAAAAATTAGCCTGGGATGGCCTTAAGATTAAGTATGGTCAGCAGCTACCACAAAACGTAATAGATAGAGCTAATCATGAGATAAGGGTTGTAAAAGAAATGGGTTTCTCTGAATACTTTCTAGTTGTTTCAGACTTGGTTAGATGGGCAAAAATAAATGACATTAGAGTTGGGTGGGGAAGAGGTTCTGCCGCCGGAAGTGTTCTGTCCTATGCTTTTGATATTACAAACTTAGATCCAATAAAATTTGGTCTTTTGTTTGAAAGATTTCTTGTTGAAGGAAGAAAATCAATGCCAGACATTGATCTTGACTTTGACGATAGACACAGAGACAAGGTAATAGATTACGCTAGATCTAAATATGGTAATGACAAAGTCGCTCATATTTGTACGTTCAATAGAACCGGTGCAAGACAATCAATTAGAGATGCTGCGAGAGCTTTGGGCTACGATTTTAGCGGCGGTGATAAGGTCGCCAAGCTGGTTCCTGCACCAGTCTTAGGAATTTCAAAATCACTATCGGAATGCATGGAGGTCGCCGATTTTAAGAGTTTATATAACTCTGATGCCGACGCAAAGCAGATAGTCGATGCAGCGTTTGGGCTTGAGGGACTTGTTAGGCAAACTGGAATGCACGCAGCAGGCGTTGTAATATCAAAAGGTCCACTTACAGACTATCTGCCTATTATGCAAAAGGGTGTTGACAATCCCATTATTACACAGTGGGATATGGGTAGGGTGGAGCAGTGTGGTCTTCTTAAGATAGATTTTCTTGGTCTTAGAAACCTTGGGGTTATTGATGCGTGTGTAAAATCTATTAAAAATACAAGAGGAATTGATATTGATATAGACGCAGTGCCTCTTAATGATTATCAAACTTTCAATCAACTTTGCAAGGGTGGATCCATGGGGGTATTTCAGCTTGAATCAAATAGTATGAGAGAGATGATGATTCAGCTTCAGCCCAAGAGCATTGAAGACATAATGGCGCTGATATCGCTGCACAGACCTGGCCCTATGGGTTCTGGAATGGACAAACTTTATATTTCAAGAAAACACTCTCAGTCCGACATAGAGTATGATCACCCAAAGATGGAAAACGCTCTTAAGAATTCGCTTGGCATTATGTTATATCAAGAAGATGTTTTGGCAGTCGCAAGAGAGTTGGCAGGTTTTTCGTCCGCAGAGGCAGATGATTTAAGAAAAGTTATAGGTAAAAAACTTATGGACAAGATTGCCCTATTTAGATCAAAATTTGTTGATGGCTGTGTAAAGAACTCAAACCTGTCTAAAAATAAAGCAGAAAAAATATATTCAGACATAGAGTATTTTGGTGGCTATGGTTTCAATAGGGCTCATGCAGCTAGCTACGCCATGATATCTTACATAACCGCATATCTTAAGTTCAACTTTACCGCAGAGTATATGGCTGCCCTTTTAAGCTCGGTGGTTGGCAATAAAGAAAAATTGGCCTTATATCTTTCAGATTGCAGAAAGCTAGGCATCAAGGTGCTTCCGCCGTCCATCAACAAATCATTAGAGGATTTCGCAGTCATAGATGATAAAACAATTATATTTGGATTTGCTGCCATAAGCGGGATAGGTTCTGCTGTTTCACAATCAATTATTGATTGCAGAAATGATAGCAGTCCTTATAAATCTGTGCATGATTTCATGAGAAGGGTGTCTTCTTCTGTGTTAAAAAAGTCAACACTGGAACATCTTTCTTGTGCCGGTGCGTTGGACGAACTTTTATATGAAGCTCTAGATCAAGATTTTGGAAGACAAACGGAGTTAAGTATATTAGAAAAAGAAAAAAATTCTTTGGGTATATATGTTTCAAAGAATCCGGTAGATGGTGTTTGGGATTTGCTTTCAAAAAATATTAGCAATGAAATAATATCGTTGTCCGAAATGCCAGTAGGGTCTAGAGTTTCAATAGGCGGTATCATATCTTCTTCCAAGAAGATGATTACCAAAAAGGGTGCAAAGATGTATAAATTTGTACTTGAAGACATATCTTCTGATGTCGAAATTGTAGTCTTTCCAAGAGAGGCAAAGAAATTTGATGATGGATTTTTTCAGAATGGCGATGTTGTGAGCGTCATTGGGTCTATCTCTAAAGACGGTGATGATGAAAATTCAATAACAAAAGTTCTATTAAATTCTTGCGAAAAGCTTGACATTAGTAACTTTTCCGGGGGCACACCAATATATTTAAAGATCGACAAGAATATACACGCTAATACTATCGATCAACTATATGATATAATAGATGCCAATAATGGTGGTTCTTTGGTTTTTCTTTCCTATAGAGAGAATGGCAAGGAAATAACCTTTAAATTTAAAAAGAAGACTTCAGTTATTGCTAGGGAACAACTCGAAAAGATATTATCCGGAGATAATTAATGACTACTGGAAATTTTTATCAAAACCCATCAACAAAACCTTGTTGGAATTTTTGTCCGTCCTGCAACAGATGTCAAGATAAGGGTAGATACTCCAAGTGTACGCCGTGCAGCGGCAGATATGATCCTAATGGGAATATAGACGCTGATCCGGATGATTATTGCGATTGTAAAAATGGGGTACTTAGATGGAAAACTCAGCAGGGCAAACTTGTTCTTGTTAGATTTAAGTCTAATCCATTTAAAGCAAAGGTAAAGTATGAAAAAAAGAGTCAGGATGAAAGAGATTGGGACTCCTACATTAAAGATATGCGCGAAAAAATGGATGATCCAAACTTTAATCCAATAAGTATATACGAGGAGTAATATGAAAAATGAGGTAGGAAGAGTCCTGTTGGGCAATGCAACTCTTATAGAGTACGATTGCGGTGATGATACTCAATCTTTTTTTGTTCAATGTGGAGTAGCTGGGTTCTATGCAAATCAGCAAGAGTTGCGTGATTTATATGGTGCAATTAATTACTATTTAAATATAGAATCTATCGAAGATATAGTTGTATCTATAAAGGAGTTCTAATGTCTTGGCCATATAGTGAAGGTGATTTTATGGAAATTGGAGATAGCGGCTGGATTCCATTTGGCGAAAGCAAATATAAGAACATACATACCGGCCATATTGTTGACGAAGACGGCAATGAGTATGATGAAGAGGGTAATCTTATCTCAGAAGATAATGATTTAGATGACTGACATACAAATCAGGTCACTAGATCAAATAGATGACTTTGAAAAACTTACGATTAGTGAGTTCAGTTATTCTAGAATAGATACATACGAGATGTGTCCATCGAAGTACTTCTATTCTTACATCAAGAAAGAGCCCAGGCAATTTAGTGCTCCAGCGGTTTTGCGGAAACATAATTCATTCCGTCTTGGAAGACAATGTATCTAAAGAAATCCCCCTTGAGTTAGATCGGATTGAAACAAAAGTTTGAAGAACACAAAAAATCTTTTGACCCAAACAATCAAATAGATCAAAGTTTAATCTCTGCAGGAGATCAAATTATAGTTGATTTATATGACACATATGGCGGAAGAACTTTCGATGTATATGACAAAGAAATGGAATTCAGATTTGTTATTGGGAACTACTCTATAATAGGCTATATAGATAGAGTTGATGTTTATGATGATTGGGTTGAGATCATAGACTATAAAACAGGCAAAAGAGAAGTAGCACAAAAAGATGTACCAACAAATCTTCAGCTTGGCATTTACGCACTAGCTGCCTCAATAGCTTTTCCCGAAAAGAAAATAAAAGCGTCTCTTCACTATTTGAGAAGTGGAAGAATCAAGTCGCATGAATATTCTAAAGAAGATATAGAAGGTGTTAAGGTAATGATTATTGATAAAATTAAAAAAATAATGAATGATTTTAATTTTACTCCAACTAAAAACGAAAGGGTATGTTCGTTTTGCGATCACGCCAAGAGTGGCGCCTGTGCTACTGGTACCGCAAGATTACGAAGGATGTCTAAGGTTTAATATAAAAATAAAACCCAGGGGGTTGTCCCCTGGGCACCTAGTTTTACCTAGATAATATTTAATATGTATTATTTAATTAAAATTGAGCTACTGGATTCTGCTCACTTGAAGCGATGATGTCAAAATCATGTGCCTCAACAAGCTTTACGGCCTCATCTACGGTCAGACCAAGGTCGGTAAGACCCTCAGCTGCCATAGAGTTGATCGTGTCCTTCACGCTCTTGATGATAGTGTTTGTAACTGACATGTTATTCTCCTTAATGGTTTGTTGTTTGAATTGTTATTGAATATAAAGTATAATATACTTATGTTGACACATAGAGGATATCAGTAGTATGGCAGAAAAAACAACTCCGGAAAATTTTTTCCTAGAAAGATCTAGACTTAAGGGTCATCCAAAAGTCGTTGATAAAAATTTGATTCAAAACCACGAAGACATTATACCGCCAAAGGGAGGAAGGGGTAATGTCTATAGGCATACAAAATCAGGCTTTAGAAAAGATCTTAATCTTAATATGAGGTCAAATTGGGAAGCAAATACCGCTAGAATAATGAACTTGTATAAGATAAAGTTTGAATTTGAACCGAAAGTTTTTTCTTTTCCAATCAAAAGAGGAACTAAATCATATACTCCAGATTTCTTTTTAACATCCACCAAAGAATGGATGGAGATAAAAGGTTATTTGGATGATAAAAGTAAATTAAAAATAAAAAGATTTAAAAAATATTATCCGCAAGAGTTTGATAAATTGATTTTTGTTATAAGCAAATACTCTTCGGATGCGTTAGAGTTTGCAAAAGATATGCAAATAAAAAAAGTTTTATTTTATGAAGATATCAGATCTTTTTTTGCGGACAGAATATTTATATGGGAAGGAAAATAAATGGCCGCTTATAAGGAACAATACTACACTCTTGAAGAGCGTGAAATGCAAGCCCTGATAGCAAAAGCTAAAAAGGGTAACACGAAAGCTCAGGAAGAACTTTTGAAAGTATTTAGTAATTTTTTGACCAAATATGTTACGATGTTGTTTGTTGGCAAATATAGTTATTCAGATTATGATATTAGAAGATTCATGTCGCTGTTTGTCAAAGACACTTACGTAAGGTTTGCGTTGATGAAAAATAAATTAAACCAAGCTGGATACAAACACGTTAATGAGTGTATCCGGCGGCATACTTTACATGGTAAAAAGATATTGCACCGAAGAGGATGTGCAGCAAACTGTAAGGCTAACATTTTTTCAGTGCATAAAAAGATATGAAAGAAGGGATTCCGAAAAGGGCCCCATACCATTTAGTGCTTTTTTATATAGTTATTTTTTGTATTTATTGAAAAAAAATGTAGATACATTTTTAATAGATCAATTGGGAAGAAAATCTTTTCCCCTTATTACCCAAGATGATATACCGGGAGATTCTTCTGAGCAAGAAATTATGAAAAATGGATCCTATGTAGATACTAAGCAGTACGCAACAAATGATATTTTATTTTCTATTGATGTTGATGAATTGTGGGTGCTGGGTGTTGATATCAATCCGCCATTTGATAGACTTTCTGTTCAAGAGAGGCAGTTGATTAAATGGAAATACATAGACAAGAAAAGGTCATCTGAAATAGCTCTGAAGATTACCGAACATCCAAATACGGTAAGAGAACACATATCTAAGGTAAAAGACAAATTGAAAGATATACTGAAGGCAGATGGAATGGAAGAATATTTACTAATATCAGGACTAGAAGAGGAAGAGGAAGAGGAAAATGATTCAACTGCCCGCAAAAGAAATCCTAAATAAATTAAGTGAATTTTTAAATCCTCAACTAGAGGAACTGCTACAGGCGTTTTCTTCCAAGGAAGAGACTGAAAAATATTACGTTGAAATACCGGATACCAACTATGTTGATCTCACCATTTCTGATATTGCCTCGCTAGTTGCAAGATCTTCAAACGTATATGGAAGAGCAGCTCGATTCGCCGGAATTGCTAGAGCACAATATAAGTTATTGGAAGCTCAATACAAGAGAATATATAAGGCCAATAGAGTGGGTAAAAACGAGGCGGAAAGAGAAGCTGCTGCGGCAGCTGCAGCTGACGAACAATACATGGCTTTATCGGCAGTTGAAGCGGTTGTTCAGTTGGCAGAATCAATGGAGCTTGCGGCAAGAATCTCTTCGGAATCTGCGAGAAAGCTTATGGACAAGGTTCAGTCCATGCAGGTTGCTGCAGCAAGAGGAGAAAAAGGTTTCTTTTCAGAGAACGATTTCTCAACTTTTTAGAAAGGATATGATATGTATATAGGTCATTATAAATCTGTTTCTTCTGATTCGAAAGAATTTTATTCTTCCAAAAGAGAAGAATTAGATTTTCCAGTTCAAGTTGAATATAAGGGAGAAAGATATTCGTTGGCCACCACCTATATCGCTTCAACAAAAAGTCAACAGCAAAGAATTAAAAATAGAGCAAAGCAGTTGGGCATTTCGTTTGGCGTTAAGGTTGATTGATGAATATTGAAGTTTTTTGCGATGGTGCCTCAAGAGGGCAGGGTCAAAAAAAGTATGGTGAATCTGCGTGCGCTGCAGTTGTTTATAAAAATAAAAAGAAAGTTGTACAATTTGCTCGAGGTCTTGGCAGAAGAACTAATAATGAAGCGGAGTATGAGGCGGTTATAACCGGCCTGCTCATATGTTCTATGTCAGATTTTATCGATCCAATTATCTATACCGATTCTGCAGTTGTTGCCAATCAAGTAAATAGTAAATGGATATGCAAAAATCAAGCTCTTATACCACTGTTGATGACGATAGAGGAAATAAAATCTGAGTATAGATTTAGACTTATCCAGGTGCCAAGAAAATTTGTATGGGAACCAGACAAATTGTCAAATCAATTTTTAGATCAACTTAGAAATAAAAAGCAATCAATCACAAAGCCTGATATACTATAGGAACTTATGAAGCTTATGGAAACTAATAGCCATTCAATACACATGGTAAATAGAAAAAATACTTTTGTAAAGGATCAGCCAATTATATTGGGTTTAGCTGGTAAAGCAGGCAGTGGAAAAACAAGTGTTGCCGAACAGATAGTTCCCAAGGGTGCAATTGAAACGCAAAGAAGTGGAATTAAGTGGGATCATATTTTTTATGCACTTCCCTTATATGAAATGGCTTCCATAAAGAAAAGCATACTTGGAATAAATTCAAAGTCCAGAAAAATGTACGCTCTGCATGAGGTTCTATATGAGCTATATGGGGGTTCACCAATTGGCTTGGTGCCCGATTACCTAGACTTGGTCAAAATGGTTCAAGAGATAGAGTCAATGCCCATAGATCTAGGAGATGTAAAGCCAAGAACATTTTTGCAAAAAGCTGGAGATATCTGTAGGACACATAGGCCCAATGCTTTTGCCGAATGGGCAATCATGAAATCTGTTAGATCATATAGAGAATACCAAAAGTCTATAAACGATATTCCAGAAGAATACATTAACCCCTTCTGCATGATTGTGTCGGATGTTAGACTTGTTAATGAAGCTGAATCAATACTGAAGCAGCCAAATGGAATTGTTATTTGTTTTGAAGCGTCTCAAGAAACTTTAAATTCAAGACTGCTCAAAAGAGATGGCCAGCTAATGTCTAAAGAGCACAGCTCTCACCCAACAGAAAATCAAATAGATAATATCAAAAATATTAGCACGTGTGCTATAATCACAGAGGGTATGACCCTAGATCAACAGACTTTAGCAACAATGCAAATAATTCAAAATATACTGGAGGAAACAAATGCCTAAAATAACCAAAAATGCACACGAAGAATCATCTGGCTCACCAATAGATCAAGTGGTTTCTTCTTTAACTGGAGAGATAAGCCTGTCTAGCGACCCAATTTTTATATGTGGTGTTAACAGAAAAATTAATATTGGAAACTTCGAAAATGTCGATGTTTATGCGGGTATAACAATACCACTAAATAACATCAATCCGCAAGACAAAGAAGTTTTTGCAGAAGCAGTTAGAGAGGCTGCGGCGTATGGGTTTTCTCTGGTCTCAAAAGAGACGGGAGAAAGATATACCCTTATTAAAGAGTCTCAACAAACAAAGTAAGTTTAAAACTTGATTAGTTACTATTATACGGGTATAATGTAGTTAACATAAGTCCAAATGAGAGGTTAAAATGTTTAAAAAGTTAGTAGAAAAATTAAAGAAATTGTTATTAAATTCTGTTCCAAAACAGAGCAATCCAATCGCAGCCAAAGCGCAAGATGCTGCAATCAAAGATCTACTCGCTAAAGCCGATGAGGTTGTAAAGATTGTGGACAACGCTGAAAAAGAAATTCACAAGGAAGTTGTTAAGGCTGTGGATGAGATAAAGAAAAAGGGACGCCCCGCAAAAAGCGGTACAACCCCAAGTAAGAAGAAGCCAAGCAGCAAGAAGAGCGGCGGTGGCGGCAATAGTCAAGTAGCCTAAACTACCACATGCTTGATAGATTCTGGGCATTAGTTTGGTGTGTCTGGCTTGCTGTGTTTGATTTCTTAGAAAAGCTTGATAAGAGAAAAGAATAATGAACATTCAAAAATCTATTTACATAAGTGGACCAAGGATGGGTACAAATAATTCCACTAAAGGAATTGAATTTTTGCAGAAAAAAACTAAGAAAAAAATAAAAAAAATTAAAAAGGAGAAACGTCGTGGCTAAAAAGTCTGCAGCATGGCAGCGCAAAGAGGGAAAGAATCCCAAGGGCGGACTCAACGCCAAGGGTCGTGCATCGTACAAGGCCCAGACTGGTGGAACACTAAAGCCTCCGGTGTCCGCCAAGCAGGCAAAGAAGTCACCAAAAGCTGCCGCAAGAAGAAAGTCATTCTGTGCGCGCATGGGCGGCATGCCCGGTCCGATGAAGGACAAAAAGGGCAGGCCCACTCGTAAGGCTTTGGCGTTAAGAAAATGGGATTGTTAATAAGGTATAATGGTTACTATGTCTAAGTATATAAAAACTCAACAATCAGAATCTCAGCCAGAAATAGTTGAAAAAAAACCAGTAAAGAAAAAAACAAGTAAGAAAAAAAATAACAAGGAGAAATAAATGCCAAAAGTGGGAAATAAATCATTTGCATATACAAAGGCTGGCGAAAAGAAAGCTAAATCATTTGCAAAAAAGACAGGTAAGAAAATGACAAAGAAATCATCCAAGAAAAAGATGGGATACTAATCATGGCCG